CCAGAGGCTCTGACCCCCGAAAATCCCCTACATCTAGCGGTTTCTGGGACATCCATCGGAATATTGAATGTTCTCTAACACGTGCTCGAATTTCCCCAGAACACTACCATGGTTGCGCGTTCGCTGGGTAACGGGAGCGGCGCGAGGCTACCTGCGGTAGCGCTGCCGGAGTATGCCTGGCAGTCGCCTATTTACGGAGGCGGGACTTCTCTACGGCCCGACGCAGCAGTTGCAATAGATCCTCACCCAGCACACGGCAAATGCTCTCAATGTCGGTCGTGGTGAAACTCGCCTCGTCGCGCAGTCGCTTGTTCGTATAGCTCGACGAGCGGCCGATCAGCAGTGCCAGCTGGACCCCGCTCTTCCGATGCCGAGTCATAGCGAGTCTTACTTCCTCGCTGACGGCGCGTGCGAACGCGCCGGGCTCCGGCTCGGTTCCTGATGGCATGGACATAATCTAGCCGCCCTTATGGGTCAGAAAGACATCCTTGCGCACAATCAGCTCATATGGCTCAGCTTGGCGCATATGGGGTAATTACCTGCGCTGCAACACTACGCTCCGGGCGTCACGGGGCGCAAGGTTTGCGGGGTGACCTGGCGCATATGGGGTAGATTACCCGTAAGGCAGGGGGGTGCCGAAGGCTCTGACATAGGTTGTCGGGGGCCTGATGTAAGGTCTCGGATTAGAACGTATGTACTAATAACTACTTGGGGACTATCTATGCACCAGCGCACCAACCCGTTCACTGGCAAGCCCACCACTGTCGTTGATCTTGGTGCCCTGGCTGACTGGACCGGGTTGGCGCCGGCGTTACTTCTTGATGCGATCAGTTGCGCGGGCGACGAGCTCGAGGGGTGAGAGCCCAAGTGCGTCGGCAATAGCTGCGAGCTGATTCAAGGGGATGTCACGCTTCCCGTTAAAGTATCGAATGAGCGTCTGCTCGGACATGCCGGTCGCTTCCACGAGATCCTTGAAGGACATCTGGCTAGCGGCTCTTTCGGCGCGCAGTTGTTCAGCAACAGCGGTCGGTAGGTTCTCTTTGTAAAATCCCATACGGCACACTATACAACCATTTTGGTCAGTATAGCTACCCGAATAGGTGTGATTACAGCGTTGTAACTATCCATATGGTCTGTTACGCTCTAGGTATGGATACCTACTCAAACGAAGCAGCCCGCAACATTGCGGCAGTAATCACCCGCAAAGACCGCAGCAAGAAGTCAGTAGCAGACGCGGCTGGCATCCCACTCACCACGTTCAACCGCAAGATCAATGGACATGGCGACTTCGGGATCCTGGAACTCGCAGCCATCGCCGACGCGCTGCAGGTTCACCCCACGGAGCTCCTGCCCGCGGCATTCACACAGAGGGTGGCGGCGGCATGAACGTCCGGTCCCTTTCCACTGAGGAGCTTGCCGAGCGGTGGGGGAGACGCCCCGAATGGGTTACCTACGCAGCCCGCACAGGTGCGATCCCCGGAGCATGGAAGCTCGGCCACTACTGGCGATTCTTCCTCCCGGAAGTCGAAGCTTTCGAAACGTCCCAGCAGTCAACCAGCATCTTCGCACTAGCCCCGGGCGCAGCAGCCCGCCGTCGCAAGTAGCACAGCTTCACCTCGCCGCAGCTTTAGGCCGGCAACCTTCGCCCGACTCAGGGCACACACCACACATCCCCTACTGGCTTTTTAGTCGGAGGTTTCCCTTGCTGAACTATGCCCTTTTGCAGGAGGCATTGGCGGGAATGGACAAGAAGTCCGCCGTCGATCACCTGCTCAACCTGTTTCCCCACAAGTCCAAGTCTTACTTCGACCGCAATTACCAGCACCTCTTGGCGCTGGATCCGCTCGGACTCTCAAACATCCTGAGCTACAGCGATCCCACCGCCCGTAAGGCAATCAACCGCGTCATGGCTATGGCGTAAAGGAGAACAACATGAACACCCATCTCGTACCTATTGAACGTGCCGAGGACGGCGCACTGATCGTGTCGTCACTGACTATCGCTGAGGGAGCCGAGGTTACGCACCAAGCAGTCTTGAAGCTGATCGACCAGCATGCGGGGCGTCTCGGTCAGGTCGGATTTGAAATCCGGGCTGGCTACAACAATGCGAAGGTGCGGGTGGCGCTCCTGGATGAGAAGCAGGCGACCGCTCTCATGATGCTCATGAAGAACACGGACAAGGTCCTCGACTTCAAGTTCGCGCTGAACGATGCCTTCTTCGAGATGGCCCGCCAGTTGCAGCCCGTCCCTTCCATGCCACAGTCCCTCCCGGATGCCCTGCGTGCCTACGCCGCAGAGGTCGAAGCCCGTGAGGCTCTCGCGGCGAAGGTTGCTGCAGACGCCCCGAAGGTTCTCTTTGCCGACTCGGTAGCCACCTCGAACACGACGATCCTGATTGGCGATCTGGCGAAGATCCTGCGCGGTAATGGCGTGCCTGTTGGTGCGAATCGGTTGTTCGCTCAGTTGCGGGAGGACGGTTTCTTGATCCGCCGGCAGGGCACGGATTGGAACATGCCTACTCAGCGGTCGATGGAGTTGGGTTTGTTCAAGGTGAAGGAAACGGCGGTGACTCATTCGGATGGGCACGTGACGGTTTCGAAGACTCCGAAGGTCACGGGCAAGGGTCAGGCCTATTTCGTGAACCGGTACAGCAGTAAGGCCGAGCTGCAGGCGGTTGCATCATGACCACGAACACAGATCGGGAAGAACTGGCCCTGCTTGTCAGTAACTCGGGTGCCACGTCGCAGCGCAGCTTGTCCCGAGCCGACGCGATCCTTGCCGCCGGCTACCGCAAAGTGAATCCCGCAGACGAGGCGGCTGTAGACAAGGTTGCCGCCATACTCGCGCTCTCTGACGGCTGGTTGTCGGCGGCTCACCCCAGCCCGCGGCACCAGGCGGAACTCCGGAAGCGCGCAGGGGTTATCCTGACCGCCCTTTACACCCCGGAGCCAACCAAATGACCTCCCCGATGCCCCTAGAGGACCTCAATTGGACTGAGGATGCACTCGCCACACTGACTGCCTTGGCTCGTACGCAGTTGGTGGTTACGGCTGAGGATTTGATGCGGGAGATGAGGCCGGCACCGCATCCGAACATGGTTGGTTCGGTGTTTATGGCGGCGAAGTCGTTGCATTTCATCACGCCGACTGGTTATCGGCCGTCGAACAGTAAGTCGCGGCGGGGTGGGGTTATTCGGACGTGGACTTTGCATCCTATGGAGCGCGAGAGGGGTGCGGCATGACCATCTGGCCCCCACTCCATGACCGCCATCTCGAACCGCCGGACGACATCGACCGTGACGCGCTCGATGCGGAATCCAACACCCAGTACGAAGACGACGCCGACACCTGGCGCAAAGGAGAATGACGTGAAGCACGCAGCAGGATTCATTGCATATAGCCGCCGAAAAACAGAACCGAAGCACAAAAAGGAGTGGACGCGGGAGCAGCGAGTCTACGATTACCGGCGCGACGTCCCCTATTTCCCCGGCCGTCACGCTAAGCCGTTCGCCAAGCGTCACCCGGCTACCCCCGTCACGTACGACGCGGCTGGGACGACCACCCCGCTTGTTACCAGCGGGCACTGGCTGGACGTGGTCGCATGAGCGGGATGACGGACGTGATCGCGGATGCACTGTCGAAACACAGTAACTACGTCCGCAACGAGGATGAAGGCGGCGTGATCTGCGACGAGTGTGGCTGGGAGGTCGCATCGAAATGGCAGGTCATCAGAGGCCGGACCGCCGAGCGCATGAACGAACACGAATCCCTCGCCGTGCTGGAGGAGCTCACCAAGGCCGGGTTCGGGAGTATCCAGGCTGCCCTCCTGTCCGCCGCGGATGAGATGCCTATCGAGTCCCTGCTTGGCGCGGACAAGGCGAGTGTCTGGCTCAGGCAGCGCGCCCACTCCCTCGACCCGAAAGGCCGGGAACTCGTGCAGGCCATCCACGACCGGAAGGCGGAGGGATGAGCCGCATCAGCACCCGCGCCGCCGCTCGACTCAGGCAGCAGATCTACGCCAACCGTGAAGTGGAACGTCAGGTCTTGGAGGCCCGCATCCGCATGGCTAAATCCACTGTGGCCGACCTCAAGGCGCAATTGGACCCGGCTCGCAGGCTGCGTCTCCAGCAGGGGTTAGCCCGCTGGGAGGCCATCGTTGATTCCCTTGAGGACGACGGTGTCTATCCAGATTTTGGCGACACCTGATGGGCGCGCAGATCAGCCTCTCTACGTCGCGGCATTTACCGCCTGGCTTCCACGTCCCACCAAACGCCGAAGCCGCACTCATCGCGAACGGCTGGCAACCACCACCGAACCCCCAAGAGCCTACGGGCTCTTTTTTCTTGCCCAAGGGAGGGCCAATGAAACTCACACGACACCAAGCGGACGTGGCTGTCCGCCGGCTCGCTGACCACTACTACGACGCAACCGACCCGAACGGCAGGTTGGCCGCAAGCCAGCGCTTCGGCGAGTTCCGCCGCAAGCTCTGCTGGCAGATCGGTGCGGACATCGGCGAATGGTTCTTGATCGACATCCTCATCGCCCTGGATGACCTTGCCCGGGTCGCCTCCACTGCTGCCCGCGAGTACGCCGAAGACGACTTGAACTGTGCTGTGAACCGCGCACTCGACAACGCGGGCATTCCCGGCAAGTGGATCAACCGCCGCAGCAAGCCGGTGTCCGCATGATCTCCCCGGAACTGGCCAGCAGCATCGCCTTCGCCCTCTTCCCCGTATCCATCCTCGGCCTCTGCATCAGCTGGGGCCGCAAGAAAGCAGAAAACAAATGACGGAACATTCATACACCCACACTGAGTCCGGGCTGATCATCGACCGACTAGATGAGTGCGAGAAGGTCTGCATTCTCGCGCCGCAGCACCATGCGCACGTGCCCCACGCCGATATTCCGGCCGTTGCCGCGGAACTCCTCAAGGCCGCCGGCCATGACGAGCTTGCGGCACTCATTGAGGCTCCCGCAGCGGGTAAGAAGCTGCAGGAACGCCGGGCTGCGCTGGCAGCCGAGTTTGGAGGCCACCCTAAGTGGGCACATGACAGTTCATTCGGGCGCGCCATTGACCGGATCATCGAACTCGAAGACGGGAAGGCGACGGCATGACCCCCGAAATCATCGACGGGATGAGCAACAAGGACTACCACGCGCACCCCGCACTCGGATCCACCAGCCTGAAAACGCTCGCCACGAAAACCCCCGCACACTACAAATGGCAGGCCGAATACCCCGTACACAAGGATGTTTTCGACCTCGGGACCGCAATCCATTCGATCGTGCTCGAGCAGGACGAATCGAACATTGTGGAGGTGGACGCGGACTCCTGGCGCACCAAGGCAGCGCAGGTCGCAAAGCAGGAAGCTCGAGCAGAGGGCAAAGTCCCGCTGCTCGCCAAGGACCTCGAGCTAGCCCGCGCAATCGGGAAGTCAGTCATGGCGCACCCGCTCGCGAAGAACATGCTCACCGGCCACATCGCGGAACGATCCGTGTTCTGGGAAGAGGACGGCCTCGAGCTCAAATGCCGTCCCGATGCCCTGAATCACGGCCTGATCGGTGACCTGAAAAGCATCGTCACCGCCGACCCGAACACGTTTGGCAAGACCGCCGCGGACCTCGGCTACTACATGTCCGCAGCCCACTACCAAGACGGCATGGAACGGGCCACCGGGGAACGCATGCCCTTCCTCTTCATCCTGGCCGAGAAGACCGCACCCTACCTGCCCGCCGTCGTGGAACTGGACGAGGAAGCCCTCGAGTACGGGCGGCGCATGAACACCCGCGCCAAGAACATCTACCGCCGCTGCCTCGAGCGTGACGAATGGCCCGGCTACACCCCGCGGGGCCGCATCAGCCTCCCCGTCTGGGCCACCAACCGCATGGACGACCTACTACTAGAAACGGAACCCGCAAATGTCTAACGAACTAGTCCCAACCTCGACCGGCCTCGAGCTGGCACAGAAGCAGGAATACGCCATCGCAATGGCTGGCTCCAACCTGCTCCCGAAGTCCTACCAGGGGAATCCGGCGAACCTGCTGTTCGCGCTAGAGTACGCTTCCGCGCTCAACGTCGAACCCATCCACGCGATCACGAGCATCCACGTCATCAACGGCAAGCCCTCCGCATCCGCTGACCTCATGGCCGCGACCGTGCGCCGTGCCGGGCACCGCCTCCGCGTCACCGGGGACGACACCTACGCCGAAGCCGTCCTCATCCGTGCCGACGATCCCGACTTCGAGTTCCGGGCACGCTGGGACCTCGCCAAAGCCAAGCAGGCGAACCTGAACACGCCGACCTGGAAGAACTACCCCGGGGCCATGCTCCGCTCGAGGGCCATCACCGAAGTCATCCGGGCCGGCGCACCCGACGCCATGTTCGGCATCGTCTACACGCCCGAAGAGCTCGGCGCGAACGTCGACCAGTCAGGCAAGCCCGTCCACTACGGGCAGCCCGAACCCACCGGATCCTCGGCCCTCGACAAACTCCGCGCCGCCGCACAGCCCGAACCGGAGCCGGAACCGGCGTCGGACTTCGCGGACCTCGGAGAGCGTCCACTTATCCCCGACGAGGTGAAGGCCAATACGGAGAAGGCCAGACAAGCAGGCAACCTCGACGCGTACTTCGAATGGTGTGTCGAACAGGGCGCACCGGCCCACATCCTCAACTACGTAACCGAACAGATGGAGGCCCAGCAGTGAGCGGCGAAACACTCGTGACCATCATTGGCCGGCTGACGAAGGAGCCGGAGCTCAAGTTCATCGGAAATTCTGCGGTCGCTGAGTTCTCCGTGGCCGTGAATGCCCGGAAGTTCAACAAGCAGACCAACGAGTGGGAGAACAAGCCCACTAAGTTCTGGGACTGCGCCGCATGGAACGCGGGCAAGCAGACCCTCGCGGACAACGTTGTGGAAGTCCTACGCAAGGGCTCGTCCGTGGTCGTGCATGGCGAACTGGAAACCCGGGAATGGGAAGACAGGGACGGCAAGCGACGGTCCGCCGATCAGATCCGTGTCATCAGTGTCGGCAAGGACCTCACCTGGCACCAAGGCAACAGTGCACACCAAGCATCCGGCAACACCCAGCAGCCCGCACAGTCGCAGGGTTGGGGTGGGCAGCAGGCACCCGCCGACGATCCATGGGGCGCACCAAGTGGCGGCGGCTGGGGATCAGCGCCCGCACAGGATCCGCCCTTCTAGCCCACCAGCACCACCCAATCCCAGGACCGCAACATGCGGTCCTTTTTTATGCCCCACCATTCGCGGCGCCCGGCAACACGTCGGGCGCCGCTTTCGTACCCACTTCCCGAAGGATCTCCCATGATCGTCACCGTTTACACCACGCCCGCATGCGGTCAGTGCAATCTCACGAAGAACTGGCTGACCAAGAACAACGTCGAGTTCACCACCGTTGACCTCAGCCAGTCACCCGATGACCTGGCCGCTGTCCGTGCCCTCGGTTATGCGTCCGCGCCCGTCGTCATTGTCTCCAACGGCGACCCCGAAACCGACCTCCACTGGTTCGGGTTCCGGCCCGACAACCTCACCCGCTACACCCTCGCCGCCGCATGAGCCGCGACGTTTGCTGCTTCATCTGCCGCGGTGCGCACGGCATCTGCCTCACCCGCGGCACATGCGACCACCACATCAAAGCCCGGCAACAAGACGAAGCCGACGACAGGGCCAGGCGCACAATCCGCCGACCAACCGAAGACAAAGCCATCGCCAACGTCATGCGCGCCAGCCAAAGGAAAGGAAGGCCACGGTGAGAAAACGAATCAACCGGAACACCATCCGCGAACTCATCACGGACGGGTGGACCCACAAACAAATCGCCGAACACCTCGGCTGCAGCGAATACACCATCTTCCGGGCACGCCGCGAACTCGGCCTCGAACCCGCAAACAACCCCATGACCCCAGAGCGCCGCGCCACCATCCAAACCATGCTCGACGACGGCTGGTCATGGCTCGAAATCGAACGCACCGAGGGCGCCAACTGGGACACCATGCAGCGCCACTTCCCCGGCACCCAATGGACCCAGAAGCAAGTGCACGCCCACCGGCTAGAGGTCCGTGACGCAAATGAGGGCATCCGTGCCGCCAACTACGCACGAAAGGACGCCGCCTGATGCCCGGGTACACGTACGGCGGAGGAGTTATGCACCCCGCCAAGATACTCAACACCTTCGAAGCGCGCATCAACCAAGCCCGCCACGAACTCGCCCGCGTCACGCAAGACATCGTCCTTGCCCGGGAGCAAGCCCAGTCCATCCGGAACGCCGCCGCCGAAGCACGCATCCGGCATGAAACCAGCCCGAGGACCACGCCCATGACACCCGAACAATTCAAGCGCGCCGCCCAAGCCGCCTACAACGCTGCCATCATCGCCCACCCCGAAGACGTCATCGAAGGGCCGCGCAGACTCGCACTCCTCAACCACGAAGCCCGACACCTGAAAGCCGTCTCATGAAGGAGGAAATATGACCACCCAACTAGCCGGCCAACTCGACCTCCTGGACCTGCTTGCCGAGGGGGTGGGCGATGAACTGCGGAAGCCCTTTTACGCGTGCCCATGCGGCGACCGGATCGACTGCGACGCGCCAGCCGCGGAACTCTACTCCTCTCAGGACGAGCACCGCCGGCACATCGAAGAGTTCCAGGCAGCCCAATGGCCCGGGGGCCGCGAAAACCACCCCAACGGCAAGTATTACGGGCCGCTCCTCACCATCGACGGCGAGAACCTGGCCGCCACACTCACCACCAAGGCACCACATCCGGTCAACCTCGGCATGCGATACGCCTGCCCTTGCTGCCTCACCAACTGGGGCGAACTCAAGCCCGAAGTTCAGGAACGACACCGGGCCGAGCATGAAGAAGTTGCGCCCGGGATCTGCCGGCACATGGTCTGGATCGAAGGCAAGCTCGACGCCCTCCGCAGCGGCGAATGGGAGACCACTATCGCTTGGACTGAGGAAAGCAAGGCCCTTCACCTCACCAACGTCACAAGCAGCCGTGACACCACATGGGCGCACTACGAAGGCCGCCCAACACCTTGGGCAACCGGCAACCACTCACAACGAAAGGAGGTCACTTGATGGATGAGCTTGGGAAGGATGCGCGGCCGTGGGTGAAGTTGTCCCTGGACTATTTCGATAACCCGAAGATCGACGGCCTCAGCGACACCGCCCAGCTTTTGCACCTGCAGTTGATCCTCCGCACAGCACGCCAGCAGATGGACGGTGAAGTGTCCGCCCGGGCTGCGAAGTCTCGTGGTGAGACAGCGTTCAAGGAGCTCGTGGGTGCTGGCCTATTGGACAAGGTTGATGCGCGGACGTACCGGATCCATGACTACCTGAAGCACCAAACCCTGTCCAAAACCATTGAGCAGCGGAAGCGGGCTGGTGGTCGTGGCGGGCATTCGAAGAACCATGTGAAGCGGTTCATTTACGACGATGCGTGCAGCTACTGCCAGGACGATGCTGCGGGTGCTTTGGGGTGGTTGAAGGACTCCCGGGTGACTGCGAAAACCCCATAAAAGGGGGTGGCAAAAGTGGCAAAACGGGTGGCAAATGCCACTCAAAACAGTGGCAAAACCGGTGGCAAACAGAGTGGCAGAAGGTAAGAAGTCTATAAATACCTTCCGTTCTCATCTCGCCTTTGCCTGTTGTTGCTTTTTAAAGAGTGAGAAAAGTTCCAGCCAATCGTCCAGTAAGTGACATGCGCGTGCGAGACGTCTGGCTGGATGAACTTTGAGGAAGGAAAAACCCCATGCCTGACCTAAGCGAGAAGCAGGTCAACGGGATCGCATGGTTACTGCATGAACTTCGCCCGGAATGGGGTGTGGGTTCGCTGAAGTCCCTGTTGTTGAAGAACCGGGCTGTTCCGAGCCTGGGCGCACTGATGATCGCGGCCACCACGAAAGCTTTAGAGCCGTCCTGCAAGACGCCGGGGCCAATATTCCAGCCTGGCCCTCATTGGCCGGATGCGAGCGCCGCAGAACGCTACCTGCCGAAACCACCAGCCTGCGCTGACCACGACACGTTCGCCGCCCACAACTGCCGCTGCTGCTGGGCCGACGTGAAGATCGGCCAGCGACCACAAACCCACATCGGGCGCCACTGGAACCCCGATAACCAACCAACCGAAAGCGAGACCGAGACATGAGCACGAACACTGCACTGGACGACATCAAGAACCGCGTCGAAGGGCTATCTGATCTTTGCCCCGAGTACATGCATCTGGCGATACGAAACTCTGTACGCAACTGCGACTTCGACTGCCAGCGCCACGGGGAGGAAGAGGATTGCGGTCCGGGCCAGTCTGATGGCGCACGCATTGCACACTCCCTGGCTGACGTCCCCAAGCTCCTCGCCGCACTCGAAGCGGTGGAGGCGCTGCATGTGCCAGTCCTTGAAGATGGCAAGCCTGTCGGGTGCAGGGTGTGCGACTGGGGTGAAGACGACTATTACCCGTGCCAGACGCTCACCGCCATCGAGGAGGCGTTGCGGTGAATAACCAGTCCGCTGACCGTCTAACGGAGGCGATTTGGGCACTGACGAACGAGCTGGCCCTACACCGGCAACAGCCCGCAGCCCCCACCACGGAGCCGTCCCACACCGGGGCGGCTCCAGTCACGTCCGGGGAGTTTCGGGTGGGCGACTGGGTGCGGGTGGTGGAGCCCGGCCCCATGCGCGGTCGTGAAGGCAGGGTCCGCAGCGCATCCGGTGACCAGTACGTCGTGGACTTCAGCGGTGGATGGGGATTCATCTTCCGCCAGTCCTCGCTAACCCCAGTCCCACCCCGCCATTAACCCGCAGTGACCGCACAGGCAGCCCCGCACCACGAAAACGGGCACCAACCCCACATGGGCCGAACGAGGCCCGCAAAACCGCACAGGAGACGACCATGAGCAGGCCGCTCGAACTCACCACCCACCCGCCACTGTCACAAACCGTGCGAGACGGAATAGACATCAACATCAAGCACGGGCTCTATCCATACCTGGGATTCAACACGGCGAGGCACCTGCCCGGGACTATACAGATGCGCGCCAAGCGCTTCACCGATGCCGAACTGGCGGCGGAATTCGAAGCCGCACGCTGCGACGCCATGCTCCTACAGCACACCGAACACGTCTGGTCACCACTCGGCGAAACATGGTCGATGGAACCCGACAACATCCGCAGCCGGGCACAAACCCTGCTCCGATTCGCCACCCACCCCCACTACTTCGAGGAGCAGGAATGAGCACTAGACCCCGCACGCCCGAGCACTTCCCCCGCATGAAACACCGGGCCGCGAAACGGCAGGCGGTCTACGTGGATATCCCACTGGACCTAAGCGGATTCATCGCGGCTGCGCGAGCAGCAGCACGAGCACTCGCCAAGATGACCAACCTGCCCACCCCGAGCCCCACCGAAGCCGCTCCTAACCGGGCGGCTTCACTCATCCCAGGAGAGAAACCATGAGCGACTTCTTCGCAACACCTGAGACACGCAAAGCCAGAAAGCCCCACACCTGCCAGACCTGCTTCCGAAAGATCGACATCGGCGAGCAATACGAGTCCCGGTTCGGCATCGACGACGGCAACCCGCACCGGTTCAAACGATGCGCCCACTGTGTAGCGGTCTGGTCCATCTGGGAGCCCGAAGACATCGACGGACTCATCTCTGACGACGGCTACGACAGCTGGGCGAGCAGCGACGCCCGCGACCTGCACGAACTGCGGAACATGGTCTACTTCCGCCGGCAGTGGCGACGCAAGGACGGCACTCTCTATCCGCTGCCCGAGCTGGCGGTGGCCCCGTGACCCGCACCCGTGCATCAGCCAAGGCCGCCGGCGCATCGTTCGAACGCCAAATAGCCGACCACCTCGCCAAAGTCATAGACGACCGCATAGACCGCCGCGTCAAAACCGGGGCCAAAGACCGCGGCGACATAGGCGGACTCCGACACATGGGCGGCCGCATCGTCATCGAATGCAAAAACTACGGCGGACAACTCAAACCCGGCCCATGGATTGCTGAAGCCGAAACCGAACGCGGCAACGACGACGCACTAGCCGGAATCGTCATCGCCAAACGACGCGGCACCACCAAACCCGGCGACCAATACGTCCTCATGACCGTCAACAACCTCACCGCACTCCTCACCGGAGAACGAAACCAGGAGGAAGCATGAAGCGCCCTGTCGGCCACTGGTCGCAATACACCCCCGGAACCGGCTGGACGGCCCGATACCGACACTGCAAAGTGTGCCGCGTCGTCTGGCGGAACAACGGAGAGAAACCGCTCATCCACAACGGAAAGAAGCCCCGCCGATGAACACCCGCACCGCCCGCCTCATCCGCCTCGGCATCCTCGCCGCACGAGACCCCGAACGCATGCAACACATCCGCGCCGCACACCCCGCGGTCCGGAAGGCGGCGAGACGGGAACTCGACCGCATGGAATGGCGCCAAGAACTCGCCGACGCACACGCCAGACGCTGGATGCTCGCCGCCATCAACTCCGACAACCCCGAACAAATCAGGAGGTTCAACGCATGAGCAAGATGAAGCCCGGATCACTCCGCGCCACCCGCTCAGGGTCCTACGAGAACCACATATGGCGCCGCCAAGTCTGTGCCTGGCTGGAATTCCACGGCATCGACCCGAAGCGAGTGCTCGCCGACGATCGCGTACTCGTCACCGGCAATCGAATCATCGTGCCCGTCGTCATCGAAAAACAATCACACAAGGGCGGCAAACGAATCGTGGTGCAGGACGACACTCTGCAGCGAAAAGTCCAAACCGTCCGACTCCGACGAAACCTCAGGGGGTTCCAAGAATGACCTGCACGACCACGGAATGTGGCAAACCGACACCAGACCGCATCTACCTCTGCGGGCAATGCGTCAGCGACCTCCAACAATGGCTGGACAAGATCACCCCGACCCGGCAAATGCTATTCACCACCATGGCGAAACTCGACAACACCGGCCCCAAAAACTCGGAAGGCGGAGGAGGAGGATCAACCGGAAGCGCCATGCCACTCAGGGAAGGAGCCATGGACCTCAGGTATGCACTGGCAATCTGGGAAGGGCACAAAGCCAAGGACCTGGCGACGGACCCACACGCCGGCGGATTCCTGGAAGAAGTGAAACGGCTCATCGACAAGGCGTACGCGCTCGTGGACCTACCTCCGGAAGAAGTCATCGACCACGCCGCAGCCCGCGCCAGACTCGAAACCGAAGTGCCCGGGCCGCTCCGACCCAAACCACTCCTCGAATACCTCAAACTCACCCACGGCATTGAGATCAAAGAATCACTACTCAGGAAATGGGCCGAACGGAAACTCATCACCAGGACCAACGCGCAAGGCTATCCAACCTACGACCCCGCCACAGTCCTCATCCAAGCCAGAAAGGTAGTTGCACACCGGTGAGACTGCTGTTAAAGTTGTGACAAGACGGGCGCAGAGCCCTCTCTACATCCAGCACCTAGCCATATGGCGGGTGCTTTTTTGTACCCAACCAGCACTCCTTGGGCCACACAAACCGGCGCCCCTCACACGCCACCCCCAAACGTGAGGGGCGCCGCACCATTCTTGACGGGGAAAGCCCTCGGCCAACGATTGCCAGCCAATGCTGCGCGAGGCGAGCCTGTACCCGTCAACACACTTCCGACGTCGCTACCGCCGGATGAAAGAAGCAGGACCTACCGAAAGGCCAGGTGACTGTATCTGCCCGCGCCAGGCTCACGGCGCACGCCGCTCACTGGGAAGTGCCGGCACAGACTTGATAGGAGAATGTGAACATGACAGTCAAAGAGCTCATAGCCGCACTCTCCGCCTATGAAGATCAGGATGCAGAAGTCCTCCTCGAAGGATGCGACTGTGCCAACCCAGCCAAAGCTGTAACCACAGTCGGAGGCATGGCCTACATACAGGCCGACATCTAGCAACCCCTGACCGTTTCGACGGCAGGCCGCGCCCCGAGCACGGCAGAACAACTGCTCACAGACTTAGGGGGCGGCGATCATGATGCGCATCTGTGCACAGCGAGGCTGCCCGAAGGTGGTTGAGAAACGCTACTGCCCGGAGCATGCAGCCCAGCACGAAGTAAGGCGCGGCACGCCCACCCAGCGAGGGTACGGAACAGCGCACCGCAGGAAGCGTGCCAGCCTGGCCGAAGTCGTAGCCCGTGGCGACGTGCCCTGCGCACGATGCGGGCAGCCCATACGCACCACAGACACATGGGCGCTCGACCACGACGACCAAGACCGAAACAGATACATAGGCCCAAGCCATACGCGCTGCAATAACTCAGCCGGCGGAAAGAACGCCCACAACAACTGAACACAAAAGAACCACGGACTAATTACCCGTGCTAGGAAGCCCCTGACGCCCTCCAGCGTCGGGGGCTTCCGCATTCCTGGAGGAAACATGCTACGGCACAAGAGTGACCACCCTACAAAGAACTGCACCCTCGAAGGGTGCGAACGGCCGCTCCGAGCAAAAGGCAGATGCGCCGCCCACTACAACCAAATGTATCGACCGGGCAGGCCCAATCGCCACGAATACAAGCTCTTCGCCTGCGCCTTCTGCGGCAAGGAAGTCATGAGGTCCACAGGCGGCGGTAGGAAGTATGGGGCCACCTGCTCTAATCAGTGCCGTCAGTGGCTTGTCAGGCCCTACAGTAAACTGCCGGCCGACCACTGGGCCCGCTGGTACGGCAAGACAAGCAAGTGGAAGCCTCCAGCCGCACCGAAAGAGCCCCGCCGCATTCGATGCGCGTGGTGCGATGCCGAGCATGAAACCCTGCAGACTGCCGCCCGCTACTGCAGTAAGCCGTGTGCGAAACGGGCAAGCAAGGCGCGACGACGGGCAAGGGAAACAGGAGCGCCCGGCGAATACACATGGGGCCAAGTCATCAAGCTCCACCTACTCGCAGGCAGGCGCTGCTCCTACTGCGACGTACAGGTAGCGCAACCAGAGCCGGACCATGTCGTACCAATCAGCCGAGGTGGACGCAACGACATCGGTAACATCCTTCCCTGCTGCCAGCGATGCAACGGCGACAAGGGAGACATGACCCTCACTGAGTGGGCCGCGTATCGAGAGCGCCGGGGTAAGACGCCAGTTCGCACGGAGTTCAGCTTCGAAGACAACCGCTTCAAGCACCTAGTGACAGGGCAGGCAACGGGGCGATCGCGCAGACTCAGAACCGAGTTCGCGCAGGCTGCCTGACCCGCCGCGACCCCACCCCCCTGGACCAAAGGGGGCACTCGAAGCCCCACCGCCGGTGAGGTGAAAAAAGTCCGCGGAGGGTTCAAGACTTTTGGAAAGGCGGTGATCCGCGATGGTTGCTGGTGGTTTTCGTGCTCGTTCTGGCCCTGCCCCGGATCCCGATTCCGGCCGCTCTGCCGCTCGTGGCTTGGATTTTCAGGCGTTGCCTTCTGAGGGTTTCACCGGTGAGATTCCGGATTTTCCGTTGGACCCGATTGTGCTGTTTGCGGAGCATTTCGAGGACGGCGCGAAGGTTCGTGAGGTGGATGAGGATGCTTCGGCCGACTTCCGTTCCCGTGAGGGTGTCGTGTGGGCTGAGGCTTGGCGTTCACCACAGGGCGCCGCGTGGGCTGTGGAGTCCTGGCGTTGGCCTGTGGTTGCCGAGTATTGCCGTCTGAAGGTCACCGTTGAGCTGGATCCGGGGTCGAATGCAGCTTTGGTGGGCCAGCTTCACCGCTACCGGGAGCAGATTGGCCTGACTCCTGCGGGGTTGCGCCTGAATGGCTGGCGGATCGCCCGGGATGAGGTGGGAGCCAAGCGTGAATCAAAGGATTCCACTGTGAAGCCTGATGGCAAGAAGTTGTCGGCGCGTGAGCGCAGATTGAAGGCTGTGGGTGATGAAAAGTGAGCCACGTAATGCCTCGGAGGCGCTGCGGTGGTGGTCTGGTCCGACGCTGGACATCGTGCCGGCGTGGATTGAGCAGCATTGTGTTGTTCCTGATGGGGATTTTGACCAGGACGGCAAGAAGCCTGCGTTTGAGCTCCGGGATTATCAGCTCTGTTTCATAGGTAACCATTACGCTGTTCGCCCGGATGCTGACCCTGATGTGAAGTCCGCGGCGTTTGTGCACCGTTTGTCGGTGTTGGTTGATGCTCAGAAGAAGGGTAAGTCGCCGTTGGCGGCTGCACTGATCTGTGTTGAGGCTGTGGGGCCTGCGCTGTTCGCGGGTTTTGCTCGTGGTGGGGAAGTTTGGGATTGCCGGGACCATGGCTGCGATTGCGGTTGGGTTTATCCGTATGAGCCGGGTGAGCCGATGGCTAAGCGGTGGTCTTCTCCGCTAATTCAGATCACGGCGAACTCTGAGGCGCAGACGGCGAATACGTTCGACTCACTGCGGCCGATGATCGACTTCGGCCCCTTGGCTGAGCAGATCACACGGACTGGTGAAGAGGTTATCCGCCTCCCCGGTGGCAAGCAGTGCCAGATTGTGCCGGTTACCGCGAAGGCGAAGAGCCGCCTGGGCCAGCGCGTCACGTACGTCCTGTGGGATGAGGGCGGGCTGTACGACACCGAGGGCATGTGGAACGTCTACCGCACCCAGTCCCGCGGCCTGACAGCCATGGGCGGCCGCGGCGTCATCATGACGAACCCAGACGATCCGGCAACTGACAACGTCGTGAAGGACATCCTGGAGAACCGGGCCGATAAGACGGTCTACGTCCAGCACATCGAGCCTCCGAAGCACCTGAAGTGGACGCGCAAGGATGACCGCCGGAAGATCCTGAAGTTCAACTACTCGGACGCACCGTGGGTCCTGATGAACCTGCCTGGACTTGAGGCGGATATCGAGGCTGCGATGCGCCGCGACCCTGCCGAGACTGAGCGGTTCTATGGGAACCGACGCGTGCAGGGCTCGGGCTCTTGGCTGAAGGAAGTTCCCTGGGATGGCAAGGCTGCCCCGCGGGAAGTCCCTGACGGTACTGCGATTGTCCTTGCCGGCGACCTGTCGAACAACAACGACTGGACCGGCTTCCGCGCCATGACGGCAGACGGCTACCAGTTCACGCCGACGTACGGGATCAACCGTGAGCCGACGATCTGGAAACCAGATGGTCTGGCTGGGCTGATTCCTCGCGGTGAGGTTCGGGCAGCGTTCGATGAACTGCAGGAACGGTTCAAGGTGGTTCGCTCGTACTTCGACCCGGCCGGCTCAGCACGTGGCATCTCGGCTGAGGCTGATGCCATGGAAGTCGTCGAGGATGACTCCTGGCGGCTTGAGCTGAAGCAGTGGCAAGCGAAGTACAAGGACGCCGATGGCAAGCCCACCGTGTTTGCGTGGGAGACCGCCAGCGTGTCCAAGGTGCACCCGCTCCTCGAAGCGTTCAAGCAAGCAGTGAACGGCGAGGAATCACAATTCCGGCATGACGGCTGCCCGACAACCAAGATCCACGTCCTGAACGCCATTGTTCGTGCGCGTACGGGGCAGCGGTACATCATCGGCAAGCCCAATGAGATCCAAAAGATCGACCAGGCCATGTCGTCCATCGTCTGCTACGAGGCGTGGTCGGACGCGCTCGTCGCCGAAGAGTTCATTGAAGACGACATCGACAACCGCATGTTTACGTTCTAGGAAAGGCGGTGCGCCGTGGCTTTGAGCCTTGAAGAGACCAACCTCGTCTCAGCACTGGCAGCCCAAGCCACGGCCAATCAGCCCGGCGATCTGAAGAATGATCGCTACTACGAGGGTGCGCAGCGGCTTGAACACATCGGCCTTGCTGTGCCTCCTGAGCTGCGACGGTTCGAGACGGTTGTGAACTGGTCTCGCACGACGGTTGATTCCGTGGGTGACCGACTGAAGATGCGCCGATTCTTTATGCCTGGTGAAGAGAAGGCGTCCGAAGCTCTCCGCGAGGGCTGGGACGCGAATAACCTGGACTCTGAGTCGGTCATCCATCATCAGGAGACCATGATTCTCGGACGCGGTTTCGTGACGGTGGGCGCGAATGAGGAAGATCCCGAGCACCCGCTAATTACGGTGGAGTCGCCGCGGGAAATCAGTGTCTCGATTGACCGCCGTCACCGCCGTATCAATGCCGCCTTGCGCCTGTATGGGCAGGACCCAAGGGGTTTGCAGCCGAGCTCGGCAACGCTCTACCTGCCGGACTCTACGCAGTGGCTTGAGCGCCAATCTAACGGCAAGTGGCTGGTGGTTGACCGCGACGACCACCGTCTAGGCCGCGTCCCGATTGTGATGTTCCTGAATCGGCGCCGAGTTGGTCAGTGGGTCGGTGTTTCTGAGATGAAGGACATCATCCCGCTTGTGGATGCTGCAGCGCGGTCTCTGACTAACCTCCAGATCGCCGCCGAGACTCATTCCGTACCTCAGAAGTATGTCCTAGGCATGTCCAAGGGTGACTTTGTGGACAAGGATGGCAATCCGATTCCGGCGTGGCAGGCGTATTTCTCCGCTATTTGGGCGAATGCCAACAAGGACGCGAAGGTTGGGCAGTTCGCGGCGTCGGACCTCAAGAACTTTCACGACACCGTGAACCATTACGGGCAGCTTGCTTCCTCGATTACGGGCCTTCCGACGCGGTATTTCGGGCAGACGTCGGTGAACCCGGCGGCTGAGGGTGCGATCCGCGCTGACGAATCCCGCCTGATCCTGAACGCCGAGCGCAAACAAGCTAACTTCGGCGACGGCTGGGGCTGGGTCATGGCCCTGTATGAACGCTTCCGCACAAACGAGTGGCCTGACGGCAACCGGATTAACACCGAGTGGTACGACGCCGGCACCCCAACGAAGGCGCAGACCGCTGATGCGATGTCGAAGCTCTACGCCAATGGCCAGGGCGTCCTTTCCCGCGAAGGCGTATGGGACGAACTCGACTGGTCCGAGGCACGGAAGGACCGTGAGCGCGAGTACTTCGCCAAGGAGTCCACAGATCCGTACCTTGCACGGCTAGACGCGAAGGATGCCGCTGATGGCGCTACAGAGGGTTCCTGAGGCGGCGCGGGCTTACGCGTCTGAGCAGCGTTCCGAGATTGGCGCGGCACTAGCCGCAGTGCATCGTCTCTGGCGGCGCGTAGGTCCTGACTTTGACCGGTCCTACGCCCGCGTTGAGCCCGACTTGCTGCGGGTGCTGTTCACGGCGCAGGAGCGTGTTGCCAACGGCGCGCTGGCCTACGTTCCTGCGGCCCTCGGTGAGGCACCGTCACCGCTCTACGAATCCGCGGGCTCGCGCTTTGTGGGCGTTGCTGGTGATGGAATGCCGGTTGCCTCAATGGCGTACGGCGCGGTCATCCAGGCGAAACAGGCCGTGGGTTCCGGACTCGACGTCGCTTCGGCGCTCGCTCAGGGCGGCAGGCAACTAACCCTCTCTACCGGAACCTTACTGTCTGACACTGGCCGCACTGCTGAGAAGGTTTCCGGCGGCGCACACAGGGTCAGGCTGTGGACACGGATGTTGAACCCGCCGTCGTGTGGGCGGTGCGTGATCCTGGCCGGTAAGACGTTCGCGCAAAGTGAGGCCTTCGACCGTCATCCGGGCTGTGACTGCCGCAACGTGCCTTCTAGCGAGGACACGGGCGATGATTCCCGCACGGATCCGCACTCTTACCTCTCGGGCCTGCCCGAGGCTGAGCAGGACCGCATTCTGGGGTCTAAGGCCAACGGGCAGGCGTTCCGTGACGGCGCCGATATGAACCAGCTCATCAACGCTTACCGCAAGGCGGGCGCTGTGAGGCCGGGGCAAATTCACGGGCGGGCAATCAAGTACACCCGCGAGGGCACAACTCGCCGCGGGCACGCCTACTGGCAGATGTCCCAGGCGAAGTACATCAAGGAGCAGGGTGTGTTCCGGGATGGGTCCAAGTATCTCCGTGTGAAGTCCCCGCGACTCATGCCCGAAACCATTTACAAGATAGCTAAAGACCAGCCGGACGCTAAGCGTCTACTGAGCCTCTACGGCTGGGTTTTCTAGCCCCCATAATCTCCCCCCAATGCGCGATGCTCGGGGGTTTTTCTATCCGCGATGGAGGAACCAATCATGTCTGACCCAATCGAACCGCAGAATCCGAACCCTCAGGGCGACCCTGAGCAGCTTGGAGATAGCGGTAAGAAGGCGCTCGATACTGAGCGTGCCGCACGTAAGGCTGCGGAAGTTAGGGCTGCTGCTGCTGAATCCCGCGTAACTGAACTGGAAACCCAGATCGGCACGCTGGAGACCACGCATCAGCAGGCGCTTGCAGAAGTTACGCAGGCGGCTACCGACGCGGAGGCCCGTGCCGCTAGTGCGGAGGGCAACACGCTCCGCTACAAGGTGGCACTCGAGAGCGGCGTGCCCGCAAAGCACATCGGACGGCTGCAGGGCGACACCGAAGAAGCGCTCCGCGAGGATGCTGCATCTTTCGTCGCTGACATCGTGCCGGGAAAGACAACCCCGAAGCCCGACCTGTCGCAGGGTCCTAAGGGCGGCGACGCACCACAGTCAACGGCGGATCAGTTCGCCGCACAGTTGGCTGACTTCTAACCACACTTCTTCCCTTGAAAGGGGATCACCATGGCTGGCATTGATGTCAACCGCACTACCTCCGGGATCGTTCTGACCCCCGAGCAGTCCGCAGAGATTTGGTCTGCCGCGGAGTATGCATCCGCCGTGATGCAGCTCGCGCAGAAGATCGACCTCCCCGGCTCCGGCATTTCCGTACCGATCATCACCGGCGAGCCCGAAGCTGACTGGGTTGATGAAACCGCCGAGAAGCCGGTTTCCCGACCGACGTTCGACAACAAGATGATGACCCCGTACACCGCGGCCGTCATTGTTCCGTTCTCGAACCAGTTCAAGCGTGACAAGGCTGCCCTGTACAACGAGGTTGTCCGCAAGCTCCCCCAGGCTCTTGCCCGCAAGTTCGATCAGACCGTCTTTGGTCTGTCTTCTGGAGCTCCCGGCTCGAACTTCGACACCCTCGGCGGCGCTACCCAGGTTGGCATCGCTGGTGACACCTACGCCGGCCTTGTTGCCGCCGACCAGGCTGTCTCCACTGGCGGCGGTCTGCTGAACGGTTGGGCACTGTCTCCGCAGGCTCGCGGCCTCCTGCTTGGCGCCACGGACAGCACGGGTCGCCCGCTGTTCACCTCCGGTGTTGGCTCTGATGCTGTGCCGTCGCTCCTGGGCGCACCGACCGCGATCACTAAGGGTGTCTATTCCGCTGACATCGACGGGGCCGGCGCGGGCACGGCTGCACGTCTGGGCTTCGCCGGCGACTGGACTTCAGCTCACTACGGTGTTGTTGAGGAAATCCAGCTCGACATCTCCGATCAGGCCACCATCAACGATGGCGGCACGCAGCTCAACCTGTGGCAGCGCAATATGTTCGCTGTTCGCGTTGAGTTCGAGATCGGCTTCCGTGTCCGCGACATCGCGCACTTCGCGCAACTCACCAACGCAACCCAGGCGTAGCCAGTGGCTCGCCTGACTACCTCAAGTTCTACCGCCGTCATTGACGTGCCGGATGAGCTTGTGGAGCGTTACGTCGCCGCAGGGTGGACGAAGGTCGAACCGAAGGCAGCAAAGCCCGCGGCTAAGTCAAGTAAGTAGGAGGGAGTGCGGCCATGACGTACGCGACGGTTGAAGATGTGGTGGCACGTTTTGGCCGCACCCTGACTGCTGGTGAATCCGCGCAGGTAGGTGAATGGCTGGAGGACTTGTCCTCGGACGTTCGGCTCCGCATCCCGGAAGTAGAAGTCCACGCGCAGGGCGACCCGGATTATGGGCGCCTCGTGAAGCGTGTGATTGCTGAGACGATCATCGCGAAGCTGCGGAACCCGGAAGGGCTTCGGCAGTACACGGAGAGCGTTGACGATTATTCACGGACGAAGACCGTGGATAAAGCCAACTCGTCCGGGCGGCTGTTTATCAGCGATGAGGATTGGTCGCTCCTGTTGCCGGCAACGGCTGGGGATGCGTTCACGATTCGTTCGGTGGCAACCCCAGGGTTCGCTACCCATCCGGGGGTGTTCTGGTGAGCATTGAATCGTTGCTGATGGACGGCCGCACTGCAGCCGAGGCCCTCATGGTGGATACCTGCCGGATTGAGCGTCCGGGTGAGGTGGTCACGGATCCGGAGACGGGTGCCGTGTCGCGACCCCATGAGCGGGTCTACGAAGGCAAGTGCAAGATCCAGCAAACGATGGCCCAGTCACGGTCTGCTGAGGCTGGCGGTGCGGTGTTTACGGTGCTGGATACCCGCCTAGATATTCCGATTGGTGCGGGTCCGATTGCGCCGAATGACCGCGTGGAAATGCTGACCGGCGTGTACAACCCGGCACTGATTGGGAACGTTTACCGGATCACGGAACCGTTCGAGAAGTCATTCCCGACAGCGCAACGGCTACGGGTCGAGGAGTTGGCCTAGTGGCGGCCGACAGCTCAGAACTTGATGGGCTGACTGATGACCTTGAGAAGGTGCCGGCGCGCATGGTGCCGAAGCTGCGCGGGGTGGTCGCGAAGTCGGCACTGAATACGAAGAAGATCATGCAGGCGGATGTCAGGAAGTCGAGGCACTTCAGGGGCAAGAAAGCGCCCGGCTTGGATGCCTCCATTGACTACGACCTGAAGGTGCACGCGTTTGCCGGGGATGGCGTTATAGAGGGTGTCATTGGGCCGAATCCTGAACGTTACCCGGCGGCTGGCTTGGCGGGCATCGCTTACTTCGGAACGTCACGCCCGGGCGGCGGGACTGTCCGCGACCCGACCGACGCCATGTTGGAGGAAGCCCCGAACTTCTACGAGTGGGCTTTCAAAGCGACGGAGGGCCTGCTGTGATCCTTGACCATTACCGGGCTGTTCAGGCGTTGCTGCCGCAGGGTGTGCAGTCGTACCTGATCAACGTTCCTGGCAAGCCTGTGTACCCGTACGTGGTGCTGTGGGGAAGCCTTGGCGTGGAGTCCTCTGGGGACGAGTCCGGCGACTCCTTGGGTGACCTCCCACGGTCGTTCGCGCCCCGGATCCGCGCCACATATGTGGGGCTGAGCCCGGATTCCATGATCATCACAGCCCAGCGTGTCAGGGCGTCCCTAAAACGGGCACGACCTGTGGTTGCCGGAAGGGCTTGTTCGAAGCTCAAGCAGGGCACTCTGACGGACGCTCAGACGGATAACGACGTCGTGGTTGATGGCCAGCGTCCCGTGTATGCGGTGGATGAGTTCACCTTCGTTTCCGACGCGGACTAGCACCGCCCAATCCCATTCGTAAGGCCCTCCTGACCGGGGGCCTTTTTCTATGCCCTGAGGAGGGTCCATGGCGTTCGTGATCGCCCACAACAACGAGACCGGAGAGACACAGCGAGTCCCTGAGCACTGGCTTGGCGACGGCTCCCACCCCGAGTTTCAGAAGTTCACCAAGTCTCCGCGTCCCAAGGCGCCGGGCAAGCAGGCCGTGCAGGCCGAAACCAACGAGAAGAAGGAGAGCTAACCATGCCTCGTGTATTGGGTGACGGCAAAACTAAGTTCACCGTCCTGACGACCCGCCCGGCGAACCCGAAGGCGCCGACTGTGACAGAGCTGAATGCGGGCATTGACCTGTCGCAGAAGACTCTGGCGTCGGACTTCAATTGGTCCGCCACTGACTCGGACAAGATCGCTGAGAAAGCACTGAGCGAGTCCGGGAACAGCAACGCCATCGGGGCCTCGAACTACACCACGGGCATCACGCTGTGGCGGTACTTCGATGAGGTGACCGGTGCCGTGGATGCCGAAGAGGACGCCGGCTTCACGGCAACCCGGGAGAAGGGCACCACCCTGTGGGCCTATGCCCGGGAAACGGCCAAGGACTCCGACGAGGACTGGGCCAGTGGGGATGACATCTACCTCGGCGGTGAGGTCCTGACTGATACTCCGCAGCGCCTGGATGGGTCCGGGTTCATCAAGCGGCGCATCCCGCTGGAGATGCAGCGCGGTTTCGACAACATCAAGGTCGCCGCGGCCTAACCCCACGAACTGGTGCCCGCCTGTGATCAGGCTCCGGGCGGGCACCCCAATCCTTTCGAGCCTGAACCCCATTACCTACTTAGGAGCCTGAACCCCTATGTCTGACCTGACCCCTGAAACTTTTGACCTTGGCGCGTGGCTGACCGATGCGAAGCTGCCGGAACAGTCCGCCACCGTATACCAGCGCGCCGACCTGATCGGCGAACTGGCCGACTTGGAGCGCCGTATCCGCAACGAGGCGGAGGTCGCCCCGGGCGAAACTCCTGCCGGCGGATCCTCCCTGGTGCAGGCGTACCGCAAGGTCGTCGCCCAGTTCGAGGCGTCGAAGCTGACCGTGTACGTGCAGGCGATCCCGGATGACCGGCAGCAGGAAATCGCTGAGAGCGTTGGTGACCCCCTGCCCAAGGACGCTTCCCCGAAGGACAAACAGCAGCGCATGCATGCCATCGGCAGTGCCGTCCTGGCTGAGGCAATCATCGGCATGTCCGCCGGAACCGACACCCGCAAGCCCGTTCGTCTGGCACCCGAGCAGATTGGCGAGCTGGAAGCCAAGATCGGTTCCGCACAGATGCAGGCCATCAACACTGCATGGGTTCGAGCCTGCAAGGAACTGCCCTCCGTGGACGCCGATTTTTTGCAGAAGTTCTCCTCACCGGCAAGTGGGGACGCATAGTCCAACTCCTGGAGACGGCGGACCGGTTCGTCCGGCCGCCGTCCCACTGGTTGGGGAACACCACGGGTGAGTGGTCAAGCAAGGACTTCCCCCTCACCTTGGCGTTCACGATCTACCAGGCCCGCATGTGCGACTGCGGGCACGACCGGATGATCTGCCGGCATCCGGATAACGACGGCTGGTTCAAAGCCAAAACCAGTACGTGCCACGCGAAGGCTGAGGTTGAACGGCTGACGGGTGCGAAGGGCTACAAGCCGGAGCCGGGACAACTGGTCTACGCCGAATATACGCGCCCCTCGAGCAAGCCATTGCCTCCATTCCCCACGCCCTAATCGGCGGCGCTTCATGCCGCCATCCCCACCCCATGGAGGTTTGTCATGACTGAGCGCCGGGTAGCCGTCCGATTTAGTGCCGAAGTTGCAGGGTACGTCCGGGCGATGGGTGAGGCTGCGGGGGCAACACGGAAGACCAAGAGCGCCGTCGATGAAACGGGCAAGGCCAGCGAGCAGGCATCGCAGAAGTCACGCACCGCGGCCGAGGTTGAGGCTAAGGCAGCCCAGCAGGCGGCGAAAGCAGTTGGCCTGCACTACGAGGCGACGGGTCAGCTCGTTGACGCCAACGGGAAGGCGCTCACGTCATCCCAGGCGGCTGCCATGGGAGTGGAACAGTTCTCCGACGCCGTCTACGTGTCCGGGCGCGAGGTCGAAGAGGCAGCCGAGAAATCCCGGCTCGCCGCCGAACGGCAGAAGGAAGCATGGGCTTCGGTCGGCCCGGTCATCGCTGCCGCAGGTGCCGCGACGGTCGCGGCGGTCGGTCTCGCAGTCACCAAGTACGCGTCCTTCGACAAGGCCATGTCTTCCGTTCAGGCTGCCACGCACGAGACTGCGGCCAACATGGAGCTGCTGCGTGAGGCTGCAATGCGGACCGGCGCCGACACTGCGTTCTCTGCGGAAGAGGCTGCTCAGGCCATCGAGGAGATGGCGAAGGCCGGCGTTTCCACTGCGGATATTCTCGGCGGTGGCCTTGATGGAGCCCTGGCATTGGCTGCGGCTGGTGCTTTGAGTGTTGGTGAGGCTGCGGAGACCGCCGCCTCGGCAATGACTCAGTTCAAACTCTCCGGTTCCGACATCCCGCACATTGCTGATCTGCTCGCTGCTGGGGCAGGCAAAGCTCAGGGTTCCGTTCATGACCTTGGCATGGCCTTGAATCAGGCTGGTCTTGTCGCATCGCAGACGGGCCTCACCATCGAGGAAGCCACGGGTGGGCTTGCAGCGTTCGCATCTGCTGGCCTGATCGGGTCGGACGCTGGCACGTCTTTCAAGACGATGCTGCAGCGACTGAACCCGCAGTCTGAGGCAGCTGCAACCGCGATGTCTGACCTTGGCCTGTCCGCTTACGACTCGTCGGGTGAGTTCATTGGCCTGGCCCAGTATGCGGGCAACCTGCAGGACGCCTTGAAGGACATGTCTTCCGAGCAGCGCAATGCAACCATGCAGACCCTGTTTGGATCTGATGCTGTCCGCGCTGCCGCCGTCCTGTACCAGCAGGGTTCGGAGGGTGTGCAGGAATGGATTGACGCTGTCGACGATGCTGGTTACGCGGCCGAGACTGCTGCGATCATGCAGGACAACCTGGCCGGCGATCTGGAAAAGCTCGGCGGCGCCATGGACACCGTGTTCCTCAAGTCTGGATCCGGAGCCAACGACGCCCTGCGCGGACTGGTCCAGACAGGTGAGGACTTCATAGACCTCATCGGGCAGATCCCTGGACCGGTGCTGTCTGTTATTGCTGGCATTGCTGGGCTTGCCGGTGGAGCTGCGGTGCTTGCGGGCGGTTTCGTCACGCTGGCACCCAAGGTGTTTGAGACGGTCGGGCATTTCCAAGCCCTTCGCGACACCTCGCCTGGACTCACCTCCAACCTTGGAAAGGTCGCCAGAGCCGCGGGCATAGCCAGTGCAGCGTTTATTGGCTTCCAGATTTTGAAGGAAATCAACAACGGAGTGTGGGCGCCGGCGTCGAAGGGCCTCGAGCGGATTGCAAACTCCATGGTGGACGCAGCGAAATCAACGGACCGCCTCGATGCCGCTTTCAAGTCCGCCGAGTGGGCCAACGGCAACAGCAAGAGCCGGATGGCTGGCACCATCGAAGGAATCGATGGAGTCGGATCAGCCATTGCCCGGATCGACAACAAGAACTGGAACGAGGCGTTCTCCTCATGGGGTAACGAAATCCTCAACTGGGGCGACAAATGGCAGGCACTAAACGAGGATCTGACATCGGTTGATGCAACCCTTGCTGGCTATGTGTCCAGTGGAAACGCAGCGTCCGCAGCCTCGGCATTCAAGCAGATCGCCAAGGACGCAGAAGCCTCCGGAGGCAGTGTCGAGGGCGCAGCTGAGAAGTTCCCGGACTACTTGGACTCGCTGCGGAAGCTTGCGACCCAGGCGAAAGTGAACCTCTCAGAGCAGGAGCTTCTGAACTGGGCCATGGGCAAGACTCCGCCGGCCATGCTCGCCGCCGCAGAGTCATCCGAGGAGACCGCCGCCGCACTTGGCGACATGGGTGGCGAAGCTGCGGAAACGGCAATGTCCCTCGAAGACATTGTTGAGGCACTGTTCCTGCTTGGCGAAATCAGCATGTCGTCCCGTGATTCCACGGCGGCTTTCCATGACTCACTGCGCAGCATGCATGAGGCGACGGTGGCCGCGGCAAACGGAACCCTCGGACTCGGCGCGGTACTCAACGAGACAGCAACGGACTTCGATCTCACAACCGAGGCCGGGGCTGCCGCGAACGCAGCATTCCAGGATGTCGCACGTAGCGGCATGGCTGATGTTGAGGCTAAAGCCCGTGAAGGCATGGGCCAGCCTGAACTGCAGGCCAACCTGCAGACCACGTATGACAGCTTGGTCAACGCCGCAAATGGCATGGGCATTGAAGGTGAAGCTGCCGATGCCCTTGCCCGGAAGGTTATGGGCATCCCACCGGACGCCGACACAACCGCGTACTTCCACGATGCGGCAGCCAAGTTGGCTATGGACTCCCACAACGCGGAGCTGAATGCCATGGATGGGCGTGTGGTCCGGACCTATCTGGAGCACTACGAAACCACATTCAAGGACACGGTTCTGGGCAAGGGCGCCAGCCCCAAGCCCGGCGGAGGCGTCCTGCTTCCCGAACGGGCGTCCGGTGGTCGCCTACCCACCACTGGTCCGGGCACGGATCGGACGGACGGCATTCTCGGGATTTCCTCCGATGGTGTGCCGATGTCGTGGGTGGATGCGGGCGAGTGGATCATCAATTCCCGCTCGAGCGAGAAGTACAACCGTGAGCTGGCAGCGATCAATGCCGGCACGTTCCCGCAACTGCCCGGGTACGCGTCAGGTGTGCGCGTCGGGCGGGAGTACAGTGCGCCGGCCGCAGGTTTGTCCGGTGGATCAAGGCAGGTCATTGAGAAGCATTACCACAACCACATCAGCGCCGGTCCCGGCTTGGAGCAGTCCTATGCGCGGACCATCGCAGCTGAGGCAACACAGCGGCAACGCGACCTGCAGAACGCTTACGGAAACTAAGGGGGCCTAATGAGCATGCTCTACGCAGCACCCGCTCGAACACCAGCCCCGCCGGTTGATGAACTCCAACGTGACGGGATAGACCTAACGTGGACCGGCTGGGATGGAAGCGTGTGGGATCTCGGGGACGGCGTCAGTGGCGTTTATCTGCTGGCGGGGACTCGGGGCCTGCATATGCCGCAAGGCACTCGGCACCGTGACGCGTCCCCCGGGGCGAACGGTTCGCAGCACCGCGGGACTATCTGGCATGAGCGGGAGGTGTTCTTCCCGGTCAAGACGTGGCATGGCGGTACGGGTCCGGAGTGGATGGAACGGGACCGTGCATTCTGGCGAACCATGGACCCTGATCGTTTGGGGCGCTGGACGGTAGTTCATCGGGGCACGGGGCAGCGACGACATCTTGATTTGCGATACGAGCCCTCAACCCCGGAGCCCGGCTTCGACACCCTGCCGTCACTGCAGCGATGGGCGCACTACGGGATCTATCTGACAGCCGATCAGCCGTTCTGGGTTGGCCAGCCGTCGGTGATGTCCTGGAAGGCACCTGCCTCCCCCGGCCCATTCTTTGAACCGACCGGGCCGCATTTGTTCAACCTTGGACAAGGGTTCTCGTTCGAGAGTGCGGCAATCAGCAACCCTGGCGACATTGATTCACCGCCCGTCTGGTATGTCGATGGGAACTCCGAGCCTGGGGCATGGGTCGGCATTGGTGGACGCAAGGTCACCATTCCGTTCGCCGTTCCCGCTTGGTATTGCCTGGTTATCGATTCGGACCCGACGCGGATCGGAGCGACCATGTACGAAATCACCGCCAGTGGGATCGCCAAGAAGCCGTCCGAGCGGGTCATAGGCGTGGACATGATCAAGCCAGTGGACCGCTCCCGGGACTTGGGTGCGGCGGACTTCGCCCCTATCCCTCCGGGGGTGCAGGTCCCTTTGCAGCTGTCACTTGAGGGGACAGGCGCCATTGAGGTTGCCGTCCCTGCCCTGTACAAGCGGGCGTGGTGATGGGTATGCGGATCACGGTTTACGACAAGGACCGTAAGTATGTCGGGCAGGTTGGCGTACCGCTGTCTTTGACGGTGACACCCCGAGAGTTCCCACTCATTGGTACCGCGAGCATGAGTGTCTCGTTGGAGGACAAACAGTTCGCGAGCCTGCGGGCTGAGGGTGCTCGCGTGGTTTTTGAGAAGGATGGGGATCATCTACTGTCGGGGCCTGTTGATGAGGTCACGATAGACACGGAATCCAATGCCATGGACATCACGGTGCTGGATGATGCGTGGATCCTGCGTGGCATCCTCGGCTGGCAGGTGCCCGGCTCGCCGATCAATTCGCAAGGCGGAGCGGAGTACCGAACCTACTCCGGCAAAGCAGAGACAGTTGTGAAGCAGATCGTCCGCGAGAACGGCGTGAACCGACTGCGCATCCCAGGGCTAGTAGTCGCCCCGGATCAGGGACGGGGAGCGGACGTTCCTGGCGGTGCTTCCTTCCGAATGCACCCTCTCCCGGACCGGCTTTACCCGGGCGTGGAGATGGCGGGCATTGGCCTAAGGGTGCGGCAAATGGGCGCGGAGCTGGTCTTCGATGTGCATGTGCCCCGCACCTACCCCAACACGCTTTCCGTCGAGGGGCGGACCATCAAGAAAGCGGTGCACACTCGGCGCCGACCACAAGCTTCACGGGCGGTTATTGGCGGATCCGGTGAAGGCAAAGCCCGACAGTTCCGGGCGATCACCGACACGCAGCGGGAAGCCTCACACGGGTTCTGCGGCGAGACATTCCGGGACGCACGAGACGTCAACCCGGAGGAGTTGCCTGGCGGCGCTGCCGAAGCGGACACGGTCATGGACGCCCGAGGGTGGGAAACCCTTGCAGAGAACGGCGTAGTTGATGGGCTGTCCATCACATTGGCCGAGTCCTCCGCGTTCACCTATGGCAGCAAGGGAGTCCTTGTTGGAGACCGGGTGCCCGTGCGAGTCCGCGGGCAAGTCATTACGGACATTGTGCGCGAGGCAGTCATTGAGTGGATCACCCCAGATTATGCCCGGGCCACTCCGGTCATCGGTGAGCAGGTCAGTCCGGAAGTGCGGCAGGCCAAGACACTAGCGGCGTTGAAAGAATCGCAACGCAAAGAGGAGAGAGCCTAATGGCCACAAAAAGCACCTTCTATGACACGGCCCCCGGCGAGGGCGTCAAGGAAACAGTATGGGCGGAGTCTGCCATCTCTCGCGGCGCCCCGTATGGGGTCATTGGGGATGCGCTGAAACTATCGGCGCACCCGACGACGCCATACGCAGTGAATCTCGCGCCGGGGAAATTCTTCGGGCATGGCGTTTGGGATGAGCTGGACGCACCTCAGCGGGTGGATTCTGTGGCTCCCGCGAATGGGGTGCTGCGGTGGGATCTGATCGCACCTCGCCGTGATTGGCAGCCGACCGGCGGCGGGCCGACCTCCTATGTTTCGATTCGTGGAGGATCCGCGGCCGCAATCCCTTCCGCCCGGGAGAATCGGCCTGGCACTGTGGACGATCAGCCCGCGTGGCTTGTCCAGTGGAAGGGTGGCGAAACCCAGCCCCAGCAGATTATCGACCTGCGCTGCTGGCCCGGCCCGGGCGGCGTAGAGGTGGCGCACAAGCTGGCGCTGGATTACCTCAAGTCCCCGGGTGCTGCGGTGAAGCTCGGCTCATCTACGTGGCGGTATGAGCTGCAGTCGAACGGCGTGTGGGGTTGGCGAGAGTACCCATTCAGGGTGAACGCTTTGTCGTATACGCCAGCATGGTCCGGGTTCGAGAATCGGGGAGACACCCACGTTTCGAAGGGCCTGTACTGGGTTGAGGGTGACAAGGTCACCGTGCAGGCCATGATCCAGTCGGGTCGGGGTGCGTCCTTGGGGTTGGGGACGATTGGTTTCTCCTTGCCCCCTGGCTTTCCGGCTGGGGCTGACTTCATGGCTTCGGGGTCTGGCATCCACAGCATGTCAGGTACCGGCGGCCTGCTGCGGACGGTCATTCCGGTGGTGGGCCCAGGTCAGGCCGGTGCAACACTTTGGGTGGACAAGGACCCGTTCGTATCGCCTGGCCGAGCCGGGTACGGCTGGGGTGAGGGCTCTACATTCCACGTGCAGATCGCATACCGGACGTAACATCCAAAATCTGATCGTTGTTTCAGCACCCCGCACGGGTGCTTTTTTTGTACCCAAATCAAGGAGGGCACCCGTGTGGACCCCGCATTTCTTACCGCACTTGTCCCCCTGCTCGCGGCGGTTGGTGGCGGAATGGCGTTCCTCATCAACCGGGCTGATAAGCGCCGGGAGCGGAATGAGGCGCTGTTGATTGAGCATCTGAAATCGCAGCTGCAGGAGAAGGACAAAGAGAACCGCAAGCTCCGCCGGGAGAACAAACGGCTGCGGGCTGACGGGACGTGTTGGCGTGAGCAACTGATCGCCAACGACATCAAACCCCAGCCTGAGCACTGGACCGAACCGGAGGACGACGATGGCGAATGACCTAATGGCGGAGGAATGGGCGAAGAAAGCCGCTCGGGACCGGCGACGGATCCGGGCTTTGCTGGCGGGTGTGGTGGCGATGTTCGTTGTCCTTGCTGTCATGTCGGTGGCGATATATCAACTCACCACCGCCGACCGGGACGCCGCCCAGGCGGAGGCTGCCACCCAGCAGACGCAGAAGCAGGAGATCGCGCAGGAAGCACAGGCTGTTATTTGTACCGCGGCCGACGTCGACGTTTACGACGAAGCGTTGTGCTCGCGCCTTGAAGCCGTGTCTCAGGAGCCCAGCCCGGCAGCTGTTGGCCCGAAGGGTGACAAGGGCGATCCGGGGCGGGATGGGCGCGACGGCAAGGATGGCGTGCCAGGACTCAAGGGCGACAAGGGCGACGACTCAATGATCCCCGGTCCTGCAGGATTCGCAGGGCTCACGGGGCTTGCCGGCCCTGCTGGCGCGGACGGCAAGGACGGTGCCCCGGGCCTCGACGGGGCGCCAGGCAGAGACGGCATGAACGGTACAGATGGGGTTGCAGGGGCACCAGGCGCTGACGGCGCGGACGGCCGCGGCATCAGCTCCGTCACCTGCGAAGGCACCGGAGACACCTCCTACTGGGTGGTCACCTATACGGACGGCACCACCCAAACCAGCACCGGCCCCTGCCGCCTCACCACACTCCCACCCACCACGGAGGCATCATGACCATCTTCGACCGCTGGCCTGTTGCCCTCGCAGACGGCGCATACATCAGCCAAGACTTCGGGGTGGAGAACACCTGGGAGAGTCCGCCCTGGCATAAAGGGATCGACATCGCCGCACCCGCCGGCACCCCCATCGTCGCACCCTGTGACGGGTTCATCGTCTGGGCGTCGTTCGGAACATTCCCACCCGGCAACACCTGGGAAATGATCCCCTTCAACGGCGGCTCCGGAGGCTGCACCATCCTCCAGCCCTCCGCGCCCGGAGCATCAGCCATCCAAACCAGTTTCAGCCACCAGTCACGCATCGACGTGAAGCCCGGAGACTTTGTCCGGGCAGGCCAGATCATTGGGGCGGTCGGCTCCACCGGGAACAGCAGTGGTCCACACACCCACTGGGAAGCGTTCATCGACTACGCCGAGGGTATCTACCCAGCAGGCACGTTCTACGGCCGCGTCAACCCCCGGGACTACTTCACAACATCCACCGTCATCACCCTAGGCACAGGCGGCAAGGGCACAGTGCCCGCCGGCGCCGTCACTCCCGAGGAGGGAAACATGGCAGTACAAATCGAAGCACAGCAAGCCGAAGACATCGCCAAACGAGCAGCGGCCCTGGTGATCGAGCAACTGAACAACCGGCTCCTCATCAACCCCGTGCAGGCGGAGTCCATCGTCGCCGCCACCACAGCCCGAACCATCGAAGGCGTGAAAGCTCAAGCAGACGGCAAGACCATCAACCGGCAGCAGGCAGACGACATCGCACAGGCCGCAGCCCGCTACAGCAAGGAGAAGTAGATGAACACGTTCACCCCCGCCGTCCGCAAGTGGATCTACGGCCTCGTCGCTGCAGGCATCCCGATCCTTGTCCTATTCGGGACCGTCGCCGCCGAAGACATTCAGGTCTGGCTCAACTTCGCCGCCGCGGTGCTTGGCCTTGGTGCCGCCGGGCTGGCACTGCCGAACACGCCAGCCAGCACCGAGGACCCTCCGAAGCCCCTGCCGTAACCCTCCCGCACCACCAAAGTCTCAGGGCCTCCTAGGGGGTCCATTTTTATGCCCTAGGAGGCTCCTCTTGGCTTTTTACCCTTCCATCCCTGCATCTGACGGCACGTCGATGACGCCACCGGAGAACGCTGAGTTCAAGGTGTACGAACTTTCGGACACCACGTTCTCGAGCCCACTCCCGTTGCAGTCCACATCTGGCTTGAACGCGGCGCCGCTCGTGACCACAGGGCAGGGAGTCTTGCCACCCGTAAACGTTGTGTCGCCGAACTTCCGGCACGTCTTCAAGTCCGGTGAATGGGAGTGGGAACGGCAGTCGTTCGACGGGGCGCAGGAGGCGACGGAGAAGGCTGCTGAAGAGGCTGCCCGGTCAGCGGCAGCGGCAGAGAAAGCCGCGTCTGAGGTGACGAAACCCGCCGATCAGGCCGTTGATGAAGGCATCAAGCGCGCCGACCTGCCCGCAAAGGTGGCTACGGCGGTGGCTGCCGCACCGGCCGTAGTAGCCGCCGCGGCTGCTGCCGTCGATGCCAACCCTAAGTTCAACGAGCTAAAGGCGGCAACAGACCGGATTGATGCCACAGCAGTCTTCAGCGGCGACCCGCGACTCCTGGAGGAAGTGTCCAGCGATGAGATTTCGTTCGGCATTGTTGACCAAGAGGGGCGCCGCCTATGGTTGGAAGCGGGCCTTGACGGCAAGCCAACACCCTACGCGGCGGGCCTCGCTGGAGGAGCAGTCGGAGTCCAAGAGGCAATCTTGGAAGATATCGGCTTCGCGGTGGTGGATAGTCAGGACCGCATCGTCTTCGCTCCGCCACTCGACTATCCAACTCCGGACTGGGCCCACTGGGGAGACTCCATCACCGACGATCTGGTGACAGGTGAGGACGCCTGGGTACGGAAGCTTGCTGCAAAAACTGGGCGGCACCACTACAACGGGGGTTGGTACAATCAGAAGCACGACCAGATCGCAGCCCGGCAGGGTGGCCTTCCTGCGCTGGTGACCGTTGAAGGAAATGCCACGAAGCCGGCGGGCGGGACTGTCATAAGTTCCATCTCGAACAGCCCAGTCCTCTACTCCAAGACCAGGTGGGTGCGGGGGACACTAGCTGGAGTGCCGGGGATGATCCAGCAGACATATACGGCGGTCACGTTGTTCTACCCCGACATCCCCGGCATAAATGTCATCCCCCCTCGGTCACTGTTCATTCCCGCTGATGGCTTGAATATGCGTGACAGGCACATAACCATATGGTCCGGACGCAACGACGTTCTCGAGGGTGACCCGGATCTCGTGGTTGGGTCAATTCAGTCGATGATTGACTATCTAAACACGTCAGTGAAGCGCGTATTGGTCCTGGAGGTCTTGCCCTCCACGTCTGATGGGGCCGCGGGGAAAGCGAAGCTCGATGCACTCAATGCGGCACTCAAGACGGCTTTCCGCCCTGGCTGGTTGCCCATTGCCTCGTGGTTGAGGACCGATGACGCTGCGACCGCCGCTGGCATCGCATTCACTAACCAGGACCGCGCCGACATTGCCGCATCCCTGACACCAACCTCGTTCCGCTCCGACTCCACACACTTGAGCGCCGCCGGTTGCGCGGCGGTCGCCTACCGGGTCCACCTAGAGGCCCAGAAACGAGGATGGCTGTAATGGCGAAACTCATTACCATCAACGGGTCGATAGCTAACCCGCTTGCCCCCCGGATCCTCCGCACCCCGGGCGTGGGGGGATACTCAGCTCGGTTCATCGCGAGCCATCTGGGGCTACCTGCCGGCGCAGCAGTGCCTTCATGGGATTCAGTAGGCGGAACCACCCCCATGACATTGGGCGTCTTGGGTAGCGCGCCATCAACCCTGACGGTCGGGGAGGCTGATGGCATCAGCCATGTGACGTCTCCGGGTGATTCCACAAATGGCGGGAGGCTCATCGGCCCTCACCTTGCCCAGCGGCCGCTGACTATTGCGGCAGTGGTCAGGATGCAGGCAGGGCGGGAAGACTTCATGGGTGTTTCCGGCAACTTCCTGACACGCCAAACGGGCGGGACTTATCAGGGCAAGAGTGGAACATCCACGGCCTACACCACCCGCAATACGGATGGCTGGGCATTTATCCTATTCGCTCAGGCGGCAGATAACTCATTTATTGTCCAAGCTGACTCCGCAGAGGCTAGCCAGGCCACGGGAGGGGCCGCCCCAGCAACCTATGGTGGACTATTCTTCGGCGCCACACAGGCCGGAGATAGTGCGGACGTGCGGGAAATCATCTACTGGCCCAAGCGCCTGAATGCCACTGAGCGCGGGCAGGTTCACGCGTACATGAAGGCCCGCTATCCCGGCCTGAGCTAATCTGCCAAGAAGTCCTTCAAGGTCCGCCCGTATTCCTCGGCTATTTCGTCGACCGTGCGGGGGGGCTCGAGGCCCACGGAGGCGAGAGTGGCAGTGTCCTGCCCATGGTTGAGGTACTCCGCGGATAATTCCAGTAGTCGTTTTGCAAGCATGTGCTGCATCCTATCCATTCTGCGCCCCACCCTTCACCGGGTGGGGCGCTTTTGTCAGTTAACTGGGAAAGAGCCGCCCATGACTGGACGGCTCTCCCAAACCTAGGCGGGATTCGAACCCGCGACCTGAAGCTTACAAGGCAACTGCTCTATCCGCTGAGCTACTAGGAACCTATCGGTGTAACGCCAATAGTCTGACGGGCATCTAACGATCCGTCAAGGTCTACGCTGGTTTAGTGTTCCCGAAGCCTTCCGAAGTCACGCACGCCCCGTACAGGCGCGAACCGTACATCCGCGTCCGATACCCCAACGGCACGACCGTAGACGCCAAAGCAGCCGCCTGGACACGCACACACGTCCTCGCACACTGGATGGACAACGACGCACAAGCACACAACGAATGGGTACCAGCAACAGCCGTCAAAAGGATCCCGCGAGACGATTCGGGGTGGCAGGACCCCTATGACCTGCTCTAATCGCGCAGGGTTCCGCCCAAGGCCGCTTGTGCATCCTCGGCCTCATACTGAGCCGCAACGATCGACCAATTAGGGCCATCCACCCACCGCTCCCCGGCTTCCAGTGGATTCTTCTGCAGGATCTCCTCGCGCATATCGTCAGAGGTGAACATCATCAGAATCACGTGCCCACAGCCAGTTTGTATCCAGCCCGCATCGTTGATATCAAGGCTAGTCCTGCTGCATTCCGTGTCGCCTCCAATGGCATCCTCATAGGCTGCAGCAAAGTCGTTGATGGACTGGTACGCGACGTCCTTCTCAGGGGTTGACGCGCAGCCAGCCAGTGCCAAGACCATGAGTGCCAGAACGGCGGCAGACTTCTTCATGCTTCCCCCAAACAAGTGACTGACGAGACTGGGATAAGTGTCCCACACGGCCCAACAATAGGCCGGGCAGCCTACTCCGATTCACCAACACATCCCCACGACTCGCCACTCTTCGTCGGGCAGCCTGGAGGAAGTGGGTATGGGATCCCGGCACGACGTCGCTCGATAGTCTCTTCGAGCAGCTCAAGCATGGTCTTGTCTCCATCGGGCGGATAAGTCATGCCGCACACAGTACGAGGCAGCGGTGACACTCATAAGACTCACCGGATACACAGGGATTCACAGGGGTGCGGGTTCGAGGACTGGGGGAGCGGGGGCAGCTTCCAATGCGGCAGGTGGATTCCAGCCGATGGAGGCCACTGCGGACGCCTGCTCCTCGACCAGCAGGTGTGCGTAGACGGTCGACGTCGTTGCCAACGACTCGTGGCCCATCCGCATCTGCACCACCTGCGCGGGAACTCCTGCCATGAGCTGCCATGACGCGAACGTGTGCCGCAGGGAGTGTGGGGTCAGGTGCTTAGTCAGGCCGGCGCGTTCCATCGTGTCGACCCACTGGCGGGCGGCGAAGCGGTGGGGGTGAATCTGCCCACCCCGCGGCGCCGTGAACAGCAAATCATCTGGCGCTTTATTCTTCGCCAGGGCGGCGAAAGCGTCCATGGCCCAGTCATCCACCATGATGACGCGGCGGGACCGTCGCGACTTCGGCGTGCCCAGCTCACGGCCGACACGCGCCTTCTTCCATGCGCGGACGACAGAGACCGTACGTGCCTTCACGTTCAGGTCTGAGACGCGCACAGCGGTCGCTTCACCGATCCGACAGCCCGTCACTAGTAGGAAGGCAATCAAGGGCTTGTAATGGTCCTGCATCGCCGCATAGAAGACTCCCCACTCTTCGCGGGTGAAGATTTCCTTCTCCTCGCGGATCCCATCTGACGGGACGGGGGCACCCTTAGCAACGTTGCGGTTGATATGTCCGGCGTCAACGGCGGACTGCAGTACGGAAGACAGCAGGCCGTGGGCATTGCGTACCGTCTTGGGTGCGACGGTCTCGATGGGGGAGAGGGGTTTGAGTCCGGCGGCCCGCTCCTTCGCCCGACGCTTCTGTGAGCGGTCCGTGGGCTGCTTCATCTGCCAGGTGATCCAACCGATCACATCGTCAACAGTGATGGTGTCGAGCGGGTAGTCACCAAGAGCGGGGAGCCATGTACGTGCCGCTTCACGCTCGTAGCCGGCAATGGTGCCGTCCTCGATGTTAATTGACTTACGTTCGAGATGCTTGCGGAACCACTCTTCGAGGGTGAGCATGCTGGACTTCTCGGTCTTGCCCAGGATCTTGAGGGCGGCCTGATAGCCGCGCTTCTCCACGATGTCCTTGATGCGCTCGGCACCTTCGAGGCTTGTGAGCGTGGGGGTGAACTTGAACTTGCCCGCGTCGTCGTAATACCCGACGCGGTAGCGCTCTCCGGACTTGCCTGTGCGGGTTTGAATTGTCGCCATTGGTAGCCCCATATCCTCTGATGTTCCGTCAGATGCTACCAAGTACCACTACCAAAACGACTGTGGGACACCGTTTCCGGTGTCCCACTAGGCGTTTTACTGGGG